TCTAATGATTTTAGATACTCTTGCTTGTAAAGATACAACAACTCATAACTCAAATAAGTTACTTTACCCATATGCGGCAATTGATCTAGGAAATGGCGAACCGTGCTTTCTTCCCTAAGACGTGTTTGTTGATAATTAAGAATATTTTGATCTCTTCCAATAACAAGAATCTCAACATCAATGCCAAGGTCTCTTACTGCTTGCGCGAACGCTGGAACGTTAGGACACCATTTTGTACCTTTACCTTTGATACCTAAAGGAACACTTATACTGGTAAAGTAATAATCAGACTGACCCCAGTTAAAGTTTTTTAGTAGTTCTGTATTTTTCCAACACTCAGCAAATGGTTCTGAAATTCTATGTGCTTCCCAATAATTGTTAAGTAAACTTTTCCACCCAAATACATCCTCGTGTAGAGAGAAGATCTTTGACCAAAGATGATTGCCAGACCCCTGTGGTCCAGTGAGGATAACGAGTTTTTTCAAGTTTACAATCTTTCTCATACTAATTATAGCACCTAAATACCTTCAATACAAGACGTGTCTTTACACGCATTTCGCTCTTTAGCACCATGGCAAGTCCTAAGATCCGCGCAAAAAGGTCCTCGGTTGAGGGCAAAGTTCCAGCAGCAACACAACTGGAAAGAGGAGAATTTGCCGTAAACACTTACGATGGTAAGGTATACGTTGTTAAAGATCAGTTTTCCGTTGGTATCGCTACGACAACGGTTACTGTAAACCCATGGGATGAACCTAATGGTGTGGGAGCAGGTCTATCATATTCTGGATCAGTTAGAGCAACTGCTTTTGTTGGTGATGGATCAGGTCTAACTGGTATCACTGCTGGTATCACTACATTCTCAGGTAACTATAATCATCTGCTCAATAGACCAACAATCCCTACTAACAATAACCAGTTGACCAATGGTGCTGGTTATGTTACTGCTAATACTCAATTATCCGACGAACAAGTCCAAGATATTGTTGGGGCAATGGTTTCCAGTAATACCGAATCTGGTATTACTGTAACATATCAAGATGGTGATGGCACTTTAGATTTCTCTGTAGCATCACAAACAGACAATAACTTCACTAATGCTGACCACTCCAAACTTGATGGTATTGAAGCAGGTGCTACATCTGATCAAACAGCAGCAGAAATTCGTGCTTTAGTTGAGAGTGCTAGTGATAGCAATGTGTTTACTGATGCAGATCACTCAAAATTAAATGGTATTGCTTCTGGTGCTACCAACGTTACAAACAATAACCAGTTAACCAATGGTCAGGGGTTTATCACAGGATATACTGTAACAGAGTCTGACGTAACTAATCATCAGGCAGCACTGTCAATCACCGAATCACAAATTAGTGATCTTGGCACTTACGCTACTGTGGCAACTGTTGCCGGTATTGATACTTCTGGTTTTATTGGCGCTGGTTCCACGTTCTCGGGTAACTATAATCATCTGTCCAATAGACCAACAATCCCAAGTAATAATAATCAACTAACTAACGGTGCTGGTTATGCCACTCAGAGTTACGTAAACTCTCAGGTTTCAAATATAGTTGACTCAGCACCTAGCACTCTAGACACTCTGAATGAGTTAGCAGCGGCGCTAGGAGACGACGCAAACTTCTCTACCACTGTAACTAGTAGTATTGCCACTAAGATGCCTCTGGCGGGCGGTACGTTCACTGGTGACGTGACCTTTAATTCAGCAACATCTGGACTTGGTGTATTTTACGACAGAAGTGCTGATGCTATAAAGGTTCTTGAAGATGGTAGTGATAAAACAAAACTGATTATTGGAGACGATAGTTCATTTAGCTCTTACATAGAGATGTACCACGATGGTGGTAACTCTGGTATTGGTTATATCAACTATACTGGAAGTAATAAGATGATACTTTCAGGAACTCAAGTAGTATTGATGAATAAAGCACGCACCGAAGAGATGGTGCAAGCTGTTCAAGATGCTGGAGTTTATCTTTACTATAATGGTGGCACTCAAAAATTCGAAACTACATCTGATGGTGTAAAAGTTACTGGTGATATCACTGTCACTGGCACCGTCGATGGAGTGGATGTCGCTGCTTTGAGTTCTACTGTCGCCGGTATTGATACCTCAGGATTTACTGGTGGCACCATCCCAACTAATAATAACCAGTTGACTAACGGTGCGGGTTTTATCACCAATAGTGTCAGTGGAGATCTAACTCTAACAGATACTGCTACTGATAGTAGTGCTGGTCCAGAGTTTGTTCTTTATAGAAACAGTTCCTCACCTTCTTCTGCCGACTACCTTGGACAGATCAAGTTCCAAGGTGAAAGCACTAGTGGTGCCACTCGTCTTTATGCCAAGATTACGGGTAAGATTGGTGACCCAACCAATGGTTCTGAGGATGGTATTATTGAAATCGCTCACAGAAAGAACGGATCTAATAACATTAGTGGCAGATGGAATCAAGATGAACTTCAACTTCTCAATGGCACTGAGTTAAGTCTTGGCGATAATCAGAATATTAAACTTGGTACTGGTGATGACTTACGGATTTTTCATGATGGTAGTAACAACTATATTCAGGGTCTCCAGGGTAGTTTAATTTTAAAAAATACTTCTGGGGATTATTTTGTAGGAGATGTCTCTAGTGGTTCAGTACAACTTAACCATAATGGTTCGAAGAAATTTGAAACCACAGCTGGTGGTATCGTAGTAACTGGGTCAATAGATGCTAGTGATACTATTTCATCTGGTAATAGCAATATAAAAATAGACGGAGACACAGGTAAGTTTTTTGCTGGAGCTTCTAATGATCTACAAATTTATCATGATGGGACTAATTCAGCAATTCAGAATACAACAGGTTATCTCTATTTGTATGGTGGAACAAATAATATCTACCTCAGAGCCAAGAATGATGAAGATGGAATTGTCGTAAAACCAAATGATTCAGTAGAACTTTACTACAACAACTCCAAGAAATTTGAAACTACATCTAGTGGTGCTACAGTAACCGGTACACTAACTGCTAACACATTCTCTGGTGCTTTGAGTGGTAATTCAACTACAGCAACCACTGCAACTAATGTAACTGTATCGGCAAATAATGGCAACAATGAAACTGTATATCCAGTATTTGTAGACGGTGCCACCGGTTCTCAAGGTGCAGAAACTGATACTGCATTAAGTTATAATCCATCAACAGATACTCTTACTGCTGGTGCTTTTAGTGGTCAACATAGTGGTAACGGTGCAGGATTAACTGCTTTAAACGCAAGTGAACTCAATACGGGTGTTGTGCCAGCAGCAAGAATGTCTGGTGCATATGGTATAGAGTCTTCTACCTTTACTGTAACTGCTAATAACTCTACGAATGAGACTGTATATCCAGTATTTGTAGACGGTGCCACCGGTGCTCAAGGTGCTGAAACTGATACTGGGTTAAGTTATAATCCAAGTTCAGGTGCTTTAACTGCCGCCTCATTCGTTGGTGACGGATCAGCATTAACAGGAATATCAGCAGGTGCAGGTGGTGATACTGGACTAGATTTAAATGATAATGCAAAAATTCGTTTTGGTAGCGATGATGATATTGAGCAGTTCTTTGATGGAACTCGTTTCAAGATTCAACCAAAAAGTTCTACAACTACCAGTCAACTTGATTTTGAAGTTAAGGATCAAATTTATATTCACTCAACATCTAACGGAATATTTTTAAGGGGCAATAACCAAAGTATTATTGATATGTACGGTGGTTCTGGTGGCGGAGTCTACTTCTATCATAATGGCAATAGCAAGTTAAAACTTGAGGGTGGTAATTGGACGTATCAAGGTAGTGCTACTGTTACTTTTGATGACCATTTATATGCCAGTTCTGATAGTGCGATCGATATTGGAACAAACACTACTCGTTTTAGAAACATATATGCGGATACTTTATATGGTGATGGTTCAAATTTAACAGGTGTTACTGCAGGATCCTCGGACAAAATCTCAGAGGGAAATACAGAGGCAGAAGTTGTAGATACAGGTTCCGATGGTCACTTTAAAGTCACAACTGAAGGATCAGAAAGACTTCGTGTAAATTCTGCTGGTAAGATTGGTATAAACAACAGTTCTCCGCTATATGCCATGCATTTCAAAAATGAAATGGCTTCCAGTCCTTCATTCATTCATATGCAGGTAACTGGAACTAACGCTGTTGGTGGTGGCGGAGGTATTGCTTTTGATACATCTGCATCAAACTCTGATTCAAATAATAGTTTATATCTTGCTACTATTGCTGGAGTAAGAAATAGTGCTAATAATGGATCTAATGATTTAGTTTTTTCAACTTCTAAATCGAGTGTTACTGGTGATGATGGTAATACTCACTCACCAAAAGAAAAACTTCGTATAACTTCTAGTGGTGATATGGGATTGGGAACAAATAATCCCACTTCTGATGGTGGAACTACATTTGAAATTTATGATGCTACTACTCCCACATTAAGACTCAATGATGGTGGAGAATATAAAGCACTATTCCAACTTAGAGGAAATGATCTTGAAGTGAGAGGTTCCAATGGTGCTATGGAATTCTACACAGGAAATGCTGATGGTGCATCATCAACTGAAAGACTTAGCATCACAAATACAGGAAAATGTCAAGTATATAAAGGAACTTCAACAACTGGTAAAACTTCTGGTTCTGAAGCATTCACAGTTGGTAATGGTGCTGGTAATCACAGATTTGCTGTTTACCCTGATGGAACCACTGTTATCGGCGGTACGGGCGACATCGGGAACAACAATATAAAACTTACAAATGATGGTAATATAACCGCCGCAGGTGATATTACGTCAAGTTCTGATATCTCCCTAAAAGATAACGTTATTACTTATGAGAATGCTCTAGACAAAGTATTGGCAATGCGTGGTGTAGAGTATGATCGTAATGATATGGAGGGTAAGCATGAGGTTGGTTTGATCGCCCAAGAGGTTGAGAAGATTATACCTGAGGTAGTTGGTGAGAGTAATGGACTTAAGAACATTGCTTATGGAAAACTCACTGCTGTTCTAATTGAGGCTATCAAAGAGCAACAGCAACAGATTGAAGATCTTAAACAACAACTAAATAAAGGAAAGTAGGACTAAATATGGCTAAACCTGCTTCAAGACAGGATCTGGTTGATTATGCCAAGAGGCAGTTGGGTTACCCTGTCTTGGAGATTAACCTTGCGGATGAGCAGATTGAAGATTTGATGGATGATGCCATCCAGGTGTATCAGAACCGTCACATGGATGGCGTAGAATTGATGTATCTGAAATATAAGATTGATCAAAATTTCTTAGATGCTGTACAAGCAAGGGGCGACGATAAAGTAATTGGCATCACTACTACGTCTACAACAGCCAATATCACTGGTGTCGGAACAACCGGAGTTGGTATCTCTACCTTTGCGTTTGAAGAGACACAGAACTTTATCCAAATACCTGATGCTGTCATCGGAATCGAAAAAGTATGGAAGCTTAATAACAGTACAATTAGCACGAACATGTTTAGCGTGCAGTATCAACTGTTTTTGAATGAGATATATTACTTCAGTTCAGTAGAACTGTTGGGATATACGATGACAAAACGATATCTTGAGGACATTGATTTTATTCTAAGTCCCGAAAAACAAATTAGATTTAATCGTAGACAAAATAGATTATATATTGATACAGACGCTGATAGTATGGACGTGGATGATTACCTAATCATTCAATGCTATCGTGTTCTTGATCCAAATGAGTATACCAAGGTATACGATGATGTATTTCTAAAAAGATACTTCACTGCTCTTATGAAGAAGCAGTGGGGTATGAACATGATGAAATTTAGAGGTGTAAAATTACCTGGTGGTGTTGAAATGAATGGTCGAGAAATTTACGATGAGGGCGTAAAGGAGTTAGAGAAACTTGAAGATCAGATGTTCAATACTTACGAACTGCCACCCATGGATATGATTGGCTGATGCTTAATCCATTCTTTACACAGGGATCAAACGGCGAGCAAAATCTCGTCCAAGAACTTATAGACGAACACATCAGGATGCATGGCATCGAGTTCGTCTATATGCCACGTTCGTTTGTCAATAGAAAGACTGTAATGCGAGAGGTGACATCTTCTCGCTTTGAAAATTCATTTCCGTTAGAAGGGTATATTGAGAACTATCAAGGATTTGGAGATAATCATAATCTACTAACCAAATTTGGTGTTAGATCTACTGCTGAGATGAATATTGTAATCTCGCAGAAACGTTTTGAGGAGTATATTACTCCAATCCTTAGAGATACTGGTGGTGTTGGTCTTGACAACACACCAGTCAGACCCTTAGAAGGAGATTGTATTTACTTTCCATTGGGTGATATTCTATTTGAAGTGAAGTATGTTGAGCATGAGGCACCAAGTTTCTATCAACTACAGGAAAATTATACATACGTTCTCAAATGCGAACCCTTTGAGTATGAGGATGAAAAAATCATCACAGGTATTGAAGACATTGATGATGACTTTAGGACTCTTGGATACAATGCTACACTAACTCTAGCAAGTGTAGGCACCACTGCTACAGCATTTACTAGTCTTGTGAACGGTGGTATTCATAAAATCACAATTATTAATGAGGGAACAGGATACACAGCGGATCCTGTACTCAGAATTAATCCACCTGTAACGGGTAGACGTGCCACTGCTGTAGGTATTACTACAATCAATGATGCCGGAACCAGATCTCTAGAGTCTGTAAGAATAACAGACCCTGGTTTTGGATACACCTCAATACCGAACATCAGAGTTGAGACTGACGATGGTAATGGTTCTGGTATCGTACTACTAGCAGGTATTGGAACTACAGGATCTGTTGGTATTGTTACCATTAGTGATCAAGGCACGGATTATATTGTGCCTCCAATTATCACCTTCACTGCTCCACCTGCTGGTGGTGTCAGTGCTGCTGGCACTGCTCTCCTACAAGGAGACGGAAAAGTTTCCACAATCCAAATCACCAATGCTGGATATGGATATACCCTTGCTCCGACTATAACTGTAGGCGCTGCTGGTACTGTAGGTGTAGGTACATTCTTTAATGGGGACACCATCCGTGGAGTCTCTTCTGGCACCACCGCATACGCCACAACTTGGAATCAACCCACCAAGAAACTCACAGCAAAAGACCTTACTGGACAGTTCCAACTCGGCGAACTCATTGTGGGAACTGCTAGGTCTACTGGTGAGACAGTTGCTTACCGTCTAAATAGCGTTAACTACGACGATGATGACGCTTACGAAGACAACCAGGAGATCGAAACAGAAGCAGACGCGATCCTGGACTTCACAGAGCAAAATCCTTTTGGTGAGGTCTAATGTTTGGTAATTATTTTTACAACGAGACTATTAGAAAAACTGTCATAGCATTTGGCACACTTTTTAATAACATCTCTGTAAAGCATACACAGGGCGATACGACTATCAGCACGATTAAAGTGCCGATTGCGTATGGTCCAATTCAAAAATTTCTCGCTCGTGTTGAGCAGCAACCAAACTTTGATCGTAACGCAGCGATTACGTTGCCAAGATTGTCTTTTGAGATTACAAAATATCAATACGACGCTAGTAGAAAAGCAGCACCGATTACAAAATTTTGTCTTGTTCCTAACAGCAGCAAAGATAAAATTAAAAGAATTTTTATGCCGGTCCCATATGATATTGGGTTCCGTCTAAGTTTCGCTACAAAGATTCAGGATGATGCTCTACAAATTCTAGAGCAAATTCTACCATTTTTCCAACCCTCATACAACGTTACCATGACGATGATTGAGGGTCATGATGAGAAGAAAGATATTCCATTCACACTAAACAATATCCAGTTCCGTGATGAGTATGAAGGTGACTTCAGCACTCGTCGTGCTATTGTTTACGAACTAGACTTCACTGCTAAGACATACTTCTATAACGAAATCCCAACAGACGCTTCTGGTGGTCTTATTAAG